CACTGGTCGAGGAGCGGACTTATTAATAATTGATGACCCCCATTCTGAGCAAGATGCACTATCAGCATCTGCAATGGAGAATGCATACGAGTGGTATACATCAGGACCACGTCAAAGGCTTCAACCTGGTGGTAAAATTATTTGTGTAATGACTAGATGGAGCAAAAAAGATTTAACAGGGATGTTATTGTCAAAACAAAAGGAAGCTAAAGCAGATCAGTGGGAAGTGGTTGAATTTCCAGCGATCTTGGACCATGGATCAAAGCTAGAATCCGTGTGGCCTGAATATTGGAACATAGAAGAACTAGAAAAGGTAAAAGCGACACTACCAGTTGGAAAATGGAACGCACAATGGATGCAACGTCCAACTTCAGAAGAAGGAGCGCTTATAAAGCGGGAATGGTGGCGTGTTTGGGACAATGATACAATTCCACCCTTACAACACGTAATTCAGTCGTATGACACAGCATTTATGAAAAAAGAGACTGCAGACTTTAGTGCAATTACTACTTGGGGTATATTTTACCCAGATCAAGATTCAGGAGCCAATTTAATACTTTTAGATGCCATAAAAGGCAGATTTGAGTTTCCAGAGCTAAGAAGAAAGGCATTAGAGCAATATAAGTACTGGAATCCAGAGTCAGTTATAGTTGAGGCTAAAGCATCAGGACTACCGTTAACCTATGAACTTAGACAGATGGATATACCAGTTATTAGCTTTACTCCATCAAAAGGAAATGATAAACATGTTAGAGTAAATACATGTGCACCTCTTTTTGAGTCTGGAATGATATGGGCGCCAGATCAGAATTTTGCAGAAGAGGTTATTGAGGAATGTGCAGCATTCCCACATGGTGATCATGATGACTTAGTTGACGCAACGACTATGGCTGTTATGCGCTTCAGGCAGGGCGGATTAATTAAACACCCCGAAGACTATGTAGAAGAAAAAACAGCGCCTAGGAAAAGAAGTTATTACTAATGGCAGGACTAAAAATACTTTATAATTTAATATTAAAAGATACCGTTAAAGGATCTGGTTCAGCATCAGGTATTTTGTCTATTGGTAAAGATGTTAGAAAGTTAGCTGACAAAAAATTTCAACGTTATATTACAACTGCAAAAAACCAAAATGTTGATTTAGATAAATTATCAGAACAAGAAATAAAATATATGATGGAACTTAACAAGCCTAAAGAACCTCAAGTTTTATCTAACGAAGATGCTTATGCATTTTTAAATCAATTTTTAAATCAAGGTAAAAAAGGTGAAGTTATTAGAGGAAAATTTAAACCTTTAGTTACTGTTGATAGTGTTATTACAGATATAAAAAAATTAAAACCAATGGATTCGATGAAAGAAACTAATAAAGTTTTAAGAGGAGAAGGTAAGTATAAAAATTTATCAAAAGCAGACAGAGAAAAAATTGCAGGTGACGAAAGTGTTACTGATCATATATTTGAAAGAAACATTGAACCTGATCCAGAAGATTTTGCAGGCGGCGGTGTTGCAGGCATGTTAGGTGAGAGAACTGGGTATCAAACAGGTGGATCACCTGCAATTGATGCAAGAATGTTGAATACTTATGAAGAAAATATTGAAGCTAACAGACAACAACAAATAGCTAATCAAATGGCTAGATTTGGAACAAAGACATTACAACCTAAAACTCTTACAGGACCAACAACTAGACTTTATCATGGAACAACTCAAGCAAATCCGTTTGGTGGAAGTAAATTTTTTGCAACTCCAGATAAAGCTAAGGCTGCACAGTATGCAACAACAGGAGCTTTAAGAGGATCTCCTTTTGCCGGAGCTCAAACAGGAAGAATTTTACAAGCAGATGTTCCAACGTCTCAAGCGCAAAGTTTATTAAAAAAAGGACTTACAGGAACTAGAGAAGCTGTTCTAGATCCTCAAGCAGCTAAAACATTATTTGAAACAGGAAAAGGAACATTAAAAGGTGCTTCTAGTCTTGGAACTAAAGCTGCCCTAGCAGGTACTAAAGCATTACCTGTTATAGGAGGAGCAGTTAGTTTAGCAGATGCTGCATCAAGACTTAAACAAGGTGATTATGTTGGAGCAGGTCTTGGAGCTGCAGGAGCAGTTCCTGTGTTAGGATTACCTGCATTAGGAGCACAAGTAGTTTATGATGCTGCAAAAAATAATCCAACAATTCAAAAAGTAGGAACTTCTATTGGAGAAGGAATTTACAATTTATTAAATCCAGAAGCTGCAGCAGCAACCCCGACAGAAGAGTTAGAGTTAGTACAAGTGGGAACAGATAAAGCTACTGGTGCCCCAGAATGGAAGGTAGTTAACGATCCAACACTTGATGTTGCAGAAACTTATTCAGAATACAAAGCTAGAATGTTAGATGAGCTAAGAAAAAGTCATGGAGGACAAAAAACAGTAACAACAGATCTTACACCAACTGGTGGATATTCAGGAGTTTCAAGAGAAATTCCAATAGAAGATTATTTTAATTATATGTTAGCAGATGCTTACGGACACGGTTTTAACCCAATTACAGGTCTTCAATTTGGTACAGATGATCAAGGTGTATTTACAAATCGATATAATTTTAAAAAAGAAATGGCTGATTTTAAAAAAAACAATCCTGACTATAAAGTAAGTTTAGCAGGCGGTGGTATCGCAGGCATGTTAGGTGAACCAACATACCAGGACGAAGAGCATAGAGTGCCCTATAGTAAAGGTGGTTCAATTTCAGACGTTTTACTTGCTGATTTTGATGAGTTAGATAATGACGAATTAATTCATATTATAAAATTATTACAAGCAGGAGAAATTCCAAAGTTTGCAGACGGTGGACGTATTGGATTTTCAGAAGGCAAAGGACCAAAAATGTCTAGAAGAAATTTTTTAAAAATAATGGGAGGTCTTGCAGCGTTACCTGTAGTTGGTAAACTTTTTAAATTTGCAAAACCTGCAGCTAAGGCTGCTAAAGTTGCAGATGTAACTTCAGTCCCAATTGGAAATGCAAAAGGCATGCCAGCGTGGTTCAAGCCCCTTGTAAATAAAGTTATTAAAGAAGGTGAAGACGTAACTAAACAGTGGGCGTCTAAGGAAAGACAGGTTGTCCATACAACCAAACTCCCTGATTCACAAACCGACGTATTGGTAATACAGGATTTAGATTCAGGAAATGTTTTAGTCGATATTGGATTGGAGAAACATGGTTTTGCAAGTGGTAAATTTGGTCAACCAGTTAGATTAGAATATAAAGCGGCTGAAGAAATAGAACCAATATTACCACAGCATATGGACCCTAAAAATCCAAAGGGTTTTTGGAAACCACATAAAGATCAAAAAACGAAACCAGAGTTTAATGTTGAAGAAGCAGAATTTACTGGAGGACATCCAGAAAATGTTAAGTTTGAAGAAGTAACTGTTAATAAATTTGGTGATCATGCATCTGATTTTAGTGAAGTTGAATCGTTTGCTACAGGCAAGAATATAAAGGAAATACAAAAAACAAAACGGTTTACTAAAGATGCAAAGAGGGATGTAAGTGAGGTTGACTGGAAGCCAACTGATGATTACGCATCAGGTGGCCGTGTTCCGTTAGGCGGAGGCGGTCTTTTAAACTTGTTAAAAACTATTTTTAAAAAAGCCCCTAAAAAATCTTATGAACGTGTTGATTTAAAAAAATTACTAAAGGAAAAAGATAAAATTCCAGTTTACAGCGGCTCTATGAAAAGACAGAGTAATACATGGAAATCTTTTATAGAGGATGCTGAACAATTAGGAACAACTCCTGAAAAAATAGCAAAAGATAAATTTAAAGGCCAATGGTTTACTCCTTTTAGATCTTATGCCGAATCGTTTATGAACCCTAAAGATTTAACATCAAAAATGAGAACCGTAGAACTAACTCCAAAAGAAATAAAGCTTGCAAAACGATACGTTGAAAAAGTAAATAAAAAAGATCTGTTGGCCTCTATGAGAAGGAAACATGGTATTAAACCTTATCCAAAACATATGATTACTACAGGTGAGAATCTAGTTCTTATTCCTCGATACAAATTAAAAAAACTTGAAAAAGAAAATAGAATAATGACAGACTATTTAATTAAAGACAAAATTAAATCAAAATTAGGGTTAGCTGAAGGTGGCGTTGCAGGAATGTTAGGTGAATAATGGATAAATTTTGGGAAAGATATATTACAACTAGACCAGTTAATTCTAAAGGTGCGTTCGATGAACTTGTTAAAATGAACCAAGAGCCACGGAACATGAACCAAGGAGGTTTAGTAGATGACCTAGAACCAGGTGCATTAAAAGATGAATTACTAAATGACTTCGATCCTTTTCAAGAAACCTACGAAGAATATCTACAAAGAAAAAGATTAGGTGAAAGACCATTTAACATGGCTGAAGGTGGTCAGTTAGTTAAACCATCGGTTGATGGATCGAGACCGGGGTATCAGGGTAAGGACAAGCCTTACTTTGCTAGTGAAGAATTTATTAAAAAAAGAGATGCAGGAAAAGATATTCCTAAAGTTCGAAAATATTTAACAGACATATTGAGAAGAAAAGATTCTATTGTTTTTGAAAATATTAAAGACATTATGAAAAAAGCAGGTTTACCAAAAACATCAAAAGTTGATGCTGATGTATCAAGATTATTAGCTAACGAATTTGAAGGTACGGTTACAACTAAAGCTAAACAAAAAAATTTGGGTCAAACTAAAATGTTTAGAGAAATTTTAAGAGATATAAAAAAAACAATTCCTAAAGGTAAAAAACAATTTATAAACGTTTCTTATGTAGCAAAAAAAAATAAACTTCCAGGAAAACCTGATTCTGGAGCTTACTATAGGGTATTACAAGAACCAGAGTTTAAAGATGTTTTTGTAGGACTTACAAAAGATAATAGATCAAATCCGCAAATTATAAGATTTGCTGAAGAGTTTGAAAAACTTTACGCAATACAGGATATTGATCAAGATTTTTTTGCAGAATTAGCTAAAAATATTTATGGTAATGATAAGCCAGATTCTATTAAAAAAGTAACTGCGGATGCTTCTAAATATGCAGAATTTTTATACGGTGTTAGAGATGTAACAGATGCTGATGGAAATAAATTAAAACTTCCTAATGTTGAAAAAAGAGGTGATTATTTATTTGAATTAATAGATGAAACTTTAGCTTTACAAGAAGGGGAAAAAGGAAAAGTTAGACCACTTAAATTTGGTTCAGGAATTGAAAGAGATAGAATGTTAGCTGTCAGAGATGGTTTATTAGGTTTAAATGAAGGACAAACGGAAACACATAGAAGAAATATTAAAAAGCTTTTAAAAAAAGGATACGACTTAGATGAAGTGGCAGGAATTGCTGCAACTCACGAAATAGCTCCGGGATATACAGAGCTTGTTCAAGGTGTAAAGAAAAAAGTTAATGCTAATAAGTTGACTGAAATAGATAAACCTTTTTCTAGAATTTTTGAACAGGTTATTACGGGACAAAAACCAACTAAAGGGTTTCAGTATGGAAAAAAATTTTATCAAGATATAAATGAAGTTGTTAAACTTTATAATAAAGACGCTGCAGCTTATGGTAAAAAATACAATATAGATGTGCCTTTAATTGAGTATGATCCAAGACCAGGTAAAAAATTAAATCCTAAAAACTTTTTACCTAACTTTAAATACTTATCTCCTGCTGCACAGGCAAATGTAAAAGAATTAGCAGACAAAGGAATTGGAATAAGAACTGGGGCGTTTACCATGAGTCAATTAGAAACTAAAGATTTAAATCTTAGCCCTAAAAAACAAATGGAAGCACTTAAAAGAATGGGTTATCGTTGTCTTAAGGCAGGTGGTGGTGGAGAAACTGTTGAATGTTACATGGATGATGTAAAAAAAACCAGAACTAATTTAAACTCATCTGATGTAACTGTTAGAGCAATGGCAAGAACTAAACAAAGAAAAGCATTACAAGTTGCAAGTAAGCTACCACAAATTGGAAAATTTGTAAGACAAGGATTACAAGCAGGAGTAGCTGGATTATCAACTGCTTTTAAATGGACTGGTTTAGGTGCTCCAATTGGTTATGCAATTGAAGGAATTGTTGAAGGAGGAATTTATGATTACTATCGAAAACAAGGGTATAATCATGATCAAGCTTTGGCTGAAACGTTTACACCAGGATTAATTGCAGGAAGACCGGAAGACGTAGCTTGGTATGGCGGTGCTGAAAAATTAAGAGAAAAAGAATTAATCGGAGATCCACAACAAAATCCAAAAGTCCAACAATACGTTGATGCACTAGAAGAACAAGATAGAATTTATGATGCTATTGCCAGAAAAGAAGGAGCAAGAGATGATTATACTTTAGCTGAAGCATCTGCCGATGTTCAAGATTTAGCTAGATCAGGAGCATATAGAAGAGTTGATCAAACTTTGGCTCCTGAAAGCATGGCATCACAGGCTTACAATATTGCTGTTGAAAGACAACGAGCTTTAGATGAGAGAAGAAAAAAAGAATATATGAATGAATATTATAACGTAAAAGAACCAAGTAAGTTTCAACAAGAAAAACTTCAAAGAGATCGTTATAAAGAAATGAATGAACTGTTTCCTGATTACAGTGATGAAAAAATAGATGATATACTTGCTTTTTACGGAGAAAAAAAACCAGATAGTTTAACTTATGATCAAATATCAGATATTTTTAAAGATGAAGATAAAACAAGATATTTTGCAGATAACTTTAGAATGGAAAAAGCAGGAGGTGGTATGGTAGGAATACGTAAACCAAGCGCTATTCCACCAGAATCAGGGCCTCAATCACAAGGCTTGGCTTCTTTGAAAAAATATGGTAGTTATTATTAGGAGTATAAATGGCAGATATAGATAAATCACTCCCAAATGTTAGACACGAAGTAAAAATTCCTGGTGCACAGGAAATGACTAATGTTGACATTACGGAGCAGCAAGAACAACAACCTGTAGAAGTAACACCTGATGAAGAAGGTGGTGCTACAATTAATTTTGATCCAAGAGCCGTGAACCAGGCTTCAAGTCAAACTCACTTTGATAATTTAGCAGATATACTTCCAGAAGAAGTTTTAGATCCAATAGGAATTCAATTAAAACAAAATTATACAGACTATAAAATGTCTAGAAAAGATTGGGAACAATCTTACACAAATGGTTTAGATCTTTTAGGATTTAAATACGATAATCGTAACGAACCATTTCAAGGAGCATCAGGTGCAACACACCCTGTACTAGCTGAAGCAGTTACTCAGTTTCAAGCATTAGCATATAAAGAATTATTACCAGCAGATGGACCCGTTAGAACTCAAGTTATGGGAATGTCTAATCCTGCTAAAGAAGCTCAATCACAAAGAGTTAAAGATTTTATGAATTATCAATTAATGGATCAAATGAAGGAATATGAACCTGAGTTTGATCAAATGTTATTCCATCTACCTTTAAGCGGCTCTACTTTTAAGAAAGTTTATTATGACGATCTTTTAGGAAGGGCCGTATCAAAATTTATACCTGCGGATGATCTTGTCGTTCCGTATACAGCTACCTCATTAGATGATGCGGAAGCAGTTGTCCATGTCGTAAAGATTTCAGAAAATGATTTACGAAAACAGCAGGTCAATGGCTTTTACACTGACATTGAATTAACAAAACCAGTGTCAGATGTGAATGCAGATAAAGTAGATGATAAAAAAAGAGAATTAGAAGGAACAACTAAATCTACAAGAACAGAAGGCATGTATACTCTTCTAGAGTGTCATGTTAATTTAGATTTAGAAGGTTTTGAAGATGTTGGTCAAGATGGAGAACCAACAGGAATAAAATTACCTTACATCGTTACAATCGAAGAAGGTAGTCAAAAAGTTTTGTCTATTAGACGAAACTTTGCGCCCAATGATCCACTAAGAAATAAGATCCAATATTTCGTCCACTTCAAATTTCTGCCAGGACTAGGATTTTATGGCTTTGGACTCATTCATATGATTGGCGGTTTGAGCAGAACGGCAACGTCTGCTCTCCGTCAATTATTAGACGCAGGTACGTTATCAAACTTACCAGCAGGATTTAAA